CTCAGCTAATACTGGCTTTTCAGCTTTCTTAACACTAGAGTTATTTAGAACTGCGGGTAGATACTTTTCGTATGCAGCCTGAAGACGTTCAGTTTGCACACCCTCGAGTAAGCTAGACATTACATCTGCTTTCTCTTTATTTAGAGGTTTAAACAATTCAGCAAGCTTCTCTTTACGAGTAATGCTTTCTGTAATCATTTTAACTTCACGATTCTTACTTTCAACTAAAGCTTCTTTTTCTGCGATTGCTTTTTGACTTTCAGCAATAACTTGATCTTTTTCATCAAGCATTGATTGGAGTTTTGCAAATTCTTTGTTTTCACTTAAATGTGTAACAGCGAATTCACTTGCAAATGCTTCAAATAAGCGACGACCAAACATATTCTCGCGAGCTGCTTGGATATCTTCTTTTAGCTGTGTTAATTCATTCCCTAGATTTTCTGCTACTGCTTCTTTAACAAGTTTAGCACTGCGTTTAACAAAAGCACCTTGTAGTTCAGCTATTTTTTGTTTAGCTTCTGCTACTAGTTTAACTTTAGTTTCAACTACAGCTTTCTTGTCTTGATCAAACTCTTTGATCTCTTCAGCTAGTGCATGGATAACAAATTTCTCTAACTTAGCAATAGCTTCAGTTTGAGTTTTGCGATCATTGCGTAGCTCTTTGATTTCTTCAGCAAGTTTAGTAACCATAAAGTCATTAAACTTACCTGCGCTTTCAATCATGTGAGTTTTAAATTTTACACGATCTTCTGCAAGAGCCTGTTTCTCATCGGCGAACTCTTTAAGTTCAGCGGTGAGACTTTCAGTAACCATTTTGTCTAGAGCTTCAACCATTACATTCTTGTCGTGTTCGTAGCGACTAGCAAATTCTTCACGCAATTCAGCGCGAACAATTTCTCTAGTTTCATTTAACTTAGATTCCCAAGCTTCATTTAGTGCAGCTTGTGTTTCTTCGTTAATGATGCCACTATCCAACAATGGTTTGATAGCTTCTAACATGCTGATCTCCTATTTAATTTTTAGGTCTTTGATTAAGCGTGTAACTTGCTCTTTCAAATATTTTTGCACTCTTTGATCTGCGCCGGCATCACGTGCCATTTCGAATACCTTAGCACCACCACGCATATTCATCAGTCCTTCGTAAATCGCTGTTGGGTATGCATTAGGAGCACTAGGTTGCGCAACTACATCTACTGTGACTATTTCAAAGTCACTTACTTTACCGTCACCCTCGTTCACGTTACCGCTACCACGAGAACTAACGCCAAGTTTTACACCACTTTCCAACATGGTCTTAACTAATTGACCCATTGGAGTTGGTAAAATCTTTAACTTACCATAGCCGTTAGGACCATCCATCCACATTTCTGTGATCATATGGCTCACACGATCTAGGTTAATTTTCAAATCATCTGGGTGGTCTACTTCGCCTAAAACGCTGTAGCCACCAGTGATTTGTTCATTAAGTGTAGAAACGGCAGTGGCAATCTCATTTACAGGATATACACGTTCATTGTGGTTTTTAACACCACCTTGAATACATATTCCTTTCATGTAAAGATTCTTACCACCTTTACCGTCCGCGTGGTCTTCAAATAAGACTTCCATGCGAGCAGCATCAAATGTTAAGTTCTCTTTAAGATATAATGCCATTATAGTTTCCTAAATTATTTTGCTAAAGGTGTTGTTTTATTAACAGCGCCTTCTTCTTTTTTAACTGCTGATTCTTTTTTAGCAAAAGCATTACCTGCTTTAGCGCCTGGAACATTTTCATATGAACCTGCGTGTGGTAGGTTGCCTTTTGGTTTAACTGCACCTTTTGGGCTTGTGCCGTCTGGAGCAGTGTTTGCTTTGCCTGTAGCGATATTTGATGCTGTACCGCCCATGTCGTTTTTACCAGCTACTGTGCTAGATTTATTAACGCCACCTTCTTCTTCTGAAGTTGTTGCTGCTGGAGCTTTTTCAACGTATTCGCGAACCATTTCAGCGTCTTCATCAACTTCTTCAGCTTCTTCAACTTCTTCTTCTGATTCCATCATACCAACTTCTGGTAATTCTTCAGCTGGAGCTTCTAATTCAGCATGGTGTTCTTCACCAGCTTCGCCAGCCATTAAAGCATCAAATTCAGCTTTAAGTTCGTCAAGTGCTGCTTCTAGATCAACTACACGATCTTCAATTTCAGCTTCTTCGTGCTCTTCGCCATCCATTTCAGGAGCTTCTTCACCTTCTTCTGAATCTAAAGCGTCTAAAGTTGGAGCTTCTTCAGCACCTTCTTCATCTTCTTCACTAATACCTTGTTCGTCGATAGTAATTTCGTCTACTAGATCTTCAACTTCATTACCGCCAACTTCTTCTAAATCTTGTTCGTCAATTAAACTTTCATAGATATCGCGTGATTTCTCTACAACGATATTATGGAATAATTCACGAGCTTTATCTGTTTCATCATTAATGATGTGCTCGATTAACTGTTCGTACTTGTTCATGAATGAACTCCTTAAAAAAATCTTGTTAGGTGATAAAAAACTTATATTATATTACAATATGTTTATATATTTACAATTTGATTGTAAAAACTGGGTTAAATGCGTTGTTTTTGATTCATTCTGGCAGATAATTACATGGCCATCTGTTCTGGAGGAGGTGCTTTGTATTGACCGCGTACTTTTTCCAAATCGTGTTCGTGTTCCAATTTACGAATATCATTCATAATACGCAAACGATTAATCTGTGCTAGTGTTAGTTTGGTTTTTCTAACGTCTGATAAGGACAACACAGTGTTGTCATCTTTTTCTGTGCGTCTACCAAAATCGTCAGGATTAAAAATTTCTAGGATATTCATATAACTATTTACCAAATGTGTTAAATACCTGCTGTTGGGGCAGTACCTGCATCAGCTGGTGCAGTTGCGCTAGTATCTGCGGCTACAGGAGTTGCACCAGCTAATTCCTCAGGTGCAGGCATATTTGATAGATCGGATTCCATACCTGCCGGAGTTACTCCAACTGCACGTAATCCGGCTTTGGGAATATTTGTATCTTCAACTTTTCCGTTTTCTTCATTCCACAATTCGTCATTTTGTTGCATTTCTTCTTCGCTGAGATCTAGATAACGTTTTAGTATGAAACGTTTGCTTAGATAGCCTACTCCTTCAAGTTGACTAAATGCCTGTATACGTACTTGATCTACTTCAGCCTGACGATATTTGGCAAAGTTTTGTGGTTCATTAAAGCGTAGTTCAAATAGATTATTATCAATATTAACACCTCTCCAACGCATGAACATCTTGAATTCTTGATCCAATGGTTCCACTATTAGAGCCTGTAGACGTTTACAATATTGATTAAAACGCCATTCTTGAATTAATGCTGTGGTGTTTTTGCCATCACTGAATCCTCTTTCGCTGTCATCATCCATAGTAGGTAGATAACTGCTAGGAATGCGTAAGCCGCGGAATAGTTTGTTGGTAAAGAACCGTAAGTCTGTAATTTCACCCACGTTTTGACCACCAGGCATAACATCAACGCTAGATCCACGACCGTCTGCTGTTACAGGGAAGAAATAGTCTTCCATGGTGCTTAATGGATTATATGTGGCATCCATCATATTCTGTCCGCCACCAGTCTGTGTTGGTATACGACGTTGATGAATTTCGTTTTTAATACGGTCCACAAAAGCCATGGCCATGTGTGTAGGCATATTACCTACATCAATCTTAAAGATGCGGCGCTCTGGAGCACGTTGTATACGATAGATAATGACAGCATCTTCTAACAATTCTTTTTGTTTAAAGATTTTGAAAATGCTTTCTAAAATACTGTTACCAAATGGCCAGTTTAAGTCCAGACCTTCTGTTAGACTAACATGCATCACATGTTCAGCATCAATGGCCGCTTCATTTTGTGCATGACTAAATCGTGTACCACCGCTATAAGGCACATTTGGCTGTGTATAAGCACCACTGCCTCCGCCACCGCCCATTTGTGGATGATTGATATAGGTGTCGCTGGATGCTACTGTTGTTGAAGTTAGATTTTGAAAGTTAATATTAATATCTTTGACTAGATATTGTTCAGGTTTTTTGCCTTCAGCTTCATTAACAATGACCTTGACTACCTTGTGCATTTCTGTCCAAAATAGTTTAAATGTTTCTGGATCACGCAGAAATACCTGATCACCGTATTTGATAGTATTACGGAATAGTTTGAACAAGCGTTTGTTAAATTGATTTAAACTAACCCACTGCTGTAGCTGTTCACGAATAATTTTAATTTCATTGTCTGTGGGTTTGTCTTTAAAGTACAGGTCAAATCCTGTGCCGTTTTCTGTGTTAGATTGAGTAGAAAAATCTGCAATAATATCCAAGGCCGCATTGACTTCGCTGTCCATGTCCATTTGCTCATATTGATTGTATCGTTCAATACGATTTGGATGACCAATGTAGACATCTGGTAGTTGACTAGCAAAATTTCTAAATCCAGGATCTACACTGCTGGTATTACCATTGCCCATAGGGCTCATTAGTCCGCTGGTGTTTGTTGCTTTAAAATACTTTTTCCATGCCATATGATATTCTCTTAAAGGATACTATATTTAACACTCTAATAAGTGTTTTGTAGTATTCCTGATGTTAGTGTATTGTTCTTTTCCATTGCAGTAATCAAACGTGCTAAATGTTCAATTTGAGTAGTCATTGCATTGGTTATGCTACTGCTGTCCAGTGTTACAGGTATACTTCTATTATCTGGTAAAGGTACTACTGCTTCTGTACCATGTAGAGTTTCTGAATAACCACTTAGTGGGCCAGAACTAATACCGCCTTTAGCTTTGCCTTTAGCTTTGCCTTTATCTAATTCTGGAATAGTTCCGCTTTTTAACAGTTCTTTGTATTGTGTGCTTGTAAGTGGCTTACCAGTTCTAGTATCAGTACCAGTCATTGTCATCTGATTTTTTACAGTTTCTGGAGGTAGATTCGCAGAAGTACCTCCAGTTAACCCAGCATATTTGGCACCAAAATCTTTCATGCTCATTTCGCCTCTGAGCATCTTAATACTGTCCCCAACTATTTCTAATGTTTGCGTTGTGGTTTTAGCAATCATCTTAGCATAGTCTGGTAGTAGTTTAGTAGCTAATTTTTCCATTTCAATTTGGAAATTAACTACAGAATTGGTAGCTTCTACATAGCCTTTAGTAACTTCGTCATTGGCAGTAGATTGCGCTTCCGTAGCTGCCAAAGATTTTGCATATTCACCGGGTTCTCTGAACACAGTATTAAAGGCATTCATCATTTGTGCGGCTTTGGCTGTATCTCCTGACAGTGAATTCATAGTCAGTGCAAATGGCAATGTCTGATCAGCTGCTTCACGAGATGCTCGACCAACTCGCCCGCTCTGATCCCAGACATAATTTAATGCATCACCAAGTTTTTTACTTGGGTCTCTAATATTTTGATAAGCGCCTTGATAGAGTTTACCTAGTTCTTTATTTTGTGTTAGCACTATGTTAGTTGCAGTGTCTCTAACAAATTTACCGCCGGTGCTGACAAATTCCATAAATCCTAATTTAGCATCTTCAGGAATGTATTTTAAAGTTTCCATGAATTTATCACGTTCTTTAGGATCAGTTAATTGAGCTAGTATGTCACCTCTTAACATTTCTTTGCGTGCAGCCTCGGTGGCAGCTTTGGCGTTTTGACCAGTTAGGTCAGTTAGAACTTTTAACTGTTTAGCATATTCAACTGTGCCTTG